ATGCTGAATTATTAGTATCTAATATTTTATAATGGTTATACTTTTTTCCTTCTTCAACATTTACAGAATTTGTTGTGGTAGGCCCCCCTACGACCCCCTCTGTGAAAGGAGGGGGTGTGGGGGAACTACGTTCCCTCAGGATTGTGGCTGAATCAAAAGAAAATGGAGTTGAATGAATGGACGGCAAGCTCAATAAGGAATCTAGATAACACGACGACGAGCGGACTCCTCCCTCTACTCCATCCGCCGCACCGGCGGTTCCCTTGAAATTATAACTTCCGGCTAAATATTTAATCGGGTCAAGCAAAGGAGAGAATTTGAAAAATACAGGAGTAGTCGCACTTGCAGAAGAAGAATCTTCTTGTTTTGTATTAGGATTCGGAAAAATGATTGCATTTCCACAATTTTTTGGCACACCGTCATCTCCTGGTAAAGCGGAACAAGCCAATATTGTTTTGGCATTGTGTTTCTGATTAAGATTAATTGAGTTATAGTTTGTGTCATTGAGAGAGAAGAATTTTGAATAAATCGGAATATAATTTTGACATTTTTTCAATCCCATTGATGACATTTCTAAATCTTTAAGAACATTATCATTTTTCGGTTTTTGGTAAAACAGTTTAAATTTTAATTCGCCATCTGATACGCTTGTTGCGGTTGTTGCGGATGTTGCATTGGAATCAACAACGGGAATAACAGGAGGAATAATGGGAGGGTTGACAGGAATAGACATAACGGAAAATAAATGAATAAATGAAATATTACTTTCTATAAATAGAAAAATACAACTATTTAAACTTATATTTTATTAGATTAATTTATTACATTCATTATTATACTAAATTCAAATTAGTTTGACACATGCATTTTTTTTATTATTACAAGATATATAGCACATTCATTCAACTTTAAACAAGCATATTAAAATATGAATTTAGAACTAGGGAAATTTGATATGCGCTCAATTAGTTTCAGACCGGATGAAAATAAAGGTCCAGTTATCGTCCTCATCGGTCGTCGTGATACCGGTAAAAGTTTCCTCGTAAAAGACCTCATGTATTACCACCAGGATATCCCCATCGGAACCGTCATTTCAGGAACAGAAGCAGGCAACGGATTCTTCGGAGAACACGTGCCGAAACTCTTCATCCACGACGCATACAACACCGCCATCATAGAAAATATTTTAAAACGACAAAAAGCTGTACTAAAACAAGTGAAAAAAGAAATGGAATCATATAAAAGAAGCACCATAGACCCCCGAACATTCGTCGTCCTTGATGATTGCTTGTTCGATAATAAATGGACCCGCGACACTATGATGCGTCTCCTCTTCATGAACGGCCGTCACTGGAAGATTATGCTGGTCATCACAATGCAATATCCTTTAGGCATTCCGCCCAATTTGAGAACCAACATTGACTACGTGTTTATCCTGCGAGAGCCGTACATAGGTAATCGGAAACGAATCTATGAAAATTATGCGGGCATGTTTCCGACATTTGAGTCATTCTGTCAGGTGATGGACCAGTGCACTGAAAATTTCGAGTGTTTGGTGATAAATAACAACGCCAAGTCGAATAAGCTACAGGACCAAATTTTCTGGTACAAGGCGCAACAGCACGGTCCGTTCAAACTCGGTAGTAAAGAATTCTGGGAGATGAGCAAGGATTTGAATTCTGATGACGAAGAGGAGTCGTATGACCCGAAAAACATCAACAAAAAAGGAGCGGGACCTAAAATCAGTGTGAAAAAAAATAAATGGTAACAATCAACTGTAAATTAGAATTTATAATAATTTACACTGTCACCAAGTTGTAGACGTAGTCCACATAATTTTTTGCTTGAACTCTTGTGTAGAGCTTGGATGTTTTCGTTTTTTCAATAATATCTGTGATTGACTTTTTGGTGCAGTGGTGTTTTTCATTCATCTCGAAAAGGGCTTTTTCTTCATGATGTATCAACTGCAATTCATATGAAACGTTGGCTTTCATGTTGCCAAGTTTCAAATAGAAATTCGACGAGGATGGTGTGTTGTAGTATTCATGCAGCTGCACCTGTTCCAACCTCATCTGGAGTGGAATCAGTTGGCGGCGCATTTCTTGACATTTTTGTATTTGTTGTGTGATTTTCGCTTTGGATTCCAACTGGGCTTTCATGCGGGCTTCGTGTTCGGATCGTCGTTTGAGTAGCAGTTCACGCTCGCGCTCGTGCATTTCTTTTTTTGTTTTTCTCTCTTTTGACGAGGATGATGGGTTTGCTTCTTGTTTCACTAATAATTGCTCAATGTGTGATAGACTCTGAAACCACTCGGATGCCTCCTTCTTATTCCTTCTCTTTATTCCTGATGACTTGCCTACTCCTGATTTGGATTTTCCTGTGGCTGTGGCTGCAGTTTGCATGATATAATTGTAACTTGTTCCAGTTTGAACACTGAACATTTTAAAAGTAATCGAAAAGTTTTCAATTTATATTTTTTGTAATAAATAAAAATTGAAAATAAATGTTTCATTTTAATATATTCAACTCACCAGACAATCACCAGACAATCAAGACAATCACCAGACAATCACATGAAACATCATGATAATGTATCAAGAAAAACAATATTGACATTATATTTATCATTTTCAATATTGTTTACATTTATTTTATCAGTCGAAACCAATGTTGATGTTGTTAATGTTACTGTTACCACCAATTCTTCAACAACCGATGACAAATCATCACCATCACCATTGAGTCAAGGAACCGTGACGATTATAACTTATTCAATAATATCGCTAATGTTTGGCATTCCAATTTTGACATTTTTGGCGTGCATCTATCATATGAAAGGGTCGGCACCTTGCGATTTCAAAGAAGCATGTTGCAGTTGTTGTTGATTGAATGTGACAGATTTATAAATAAATTGATGAATTAATTTTTTTTATAAGCCAAAAACATATTTGTCGTTGGGGTAATAGCAACTATGTTATAATTTATTTCATTTAAAAAATCAAATAGTTTTTTTTTATATTCAGATTCTATGTTGCACTCAAAACAAATGTGTGGATAATTTGATCTAATGATTGTTTCCACCCCACCCATTAATGCGAATAGTTCGTTATCTTCCACATCTATTTTGATTAAAGAAATCCCATCAATGTTAAAACTATCCAGCGTCTTCACTTTAATTGTTTCTTCTTTAATAATTCCCGACGTGGCGTGCATGGAAGATCCGCCTCCATCAATGCTAACAATTTTTAATGTTGAATTTCCAATTTGATCTTTAGAACCGAGTCCATAATTTATGCATTCAATATTATCAATATTTGACAATGCCACAGAACCGCACAGAGCATAAAATGTTTTTTTTTGTGGTTCAAATGCATACACTTGTTTACAATATTTTGATAAAGATATAGAATACGTTCCCGTGTGCGCACCTATGTCTAAAAATACGCTGTTCTTATTGCAAAATTGTGCACACCATGCAATCAACGTCGATTCAAATAAACCATGAGTCACATAATATGATAAATTAGAGCTTGGAAGTAAATATGTATTATTTTTTAAAACAATAACTTGATCATCTGCATTGTCAACAATATTATTTTTTTGTAATATAAAAAAACTAGACATTCGTTTATTATTTAATATAAATAAATGTATTTATATTAAATTTGTATAATATTTCTATTTTATTATTTGATTTGATAACAGATTCATTTGTTTTTAATCAACTTCTTCAATATTGGGTCCAGATTTGTCTGAATTGTGTGACTGTTGTTGAAATTCGGGCATTCCACCTGGTACTCCATCAGAAGAAGCATACAGTTTTGAAATAATCGGACTAACAATTCCTTCCAGTTTTTTTTGTTGCGCTTCATACTCGGCTGCATCAGTATCATGGTTATCCACAGATTCCAGCCACTCAAGCGACGACTTGCAAGCGTCCTCAATTGCGCTGCGGTCCGACTCGGACAACTTCTCCTGCATACCCGGTTCAGAAGCTGAACTCTTTACCGAATAAACATAATTCTCAAACCCGTTTCGCGCATCAATTTTTTGTTTGTGCTTTGAATCTTCTTCCTTGTATTTTTCCGCTTCAGCAACCATGCGCTCAATGTCATCCTTTGACAACCGCCCTTTATCATTTGTAATGGTGATTTTATTCGATTTGCCGCCAGCTTTATCAACCGCGTTCACATTGAGCACGCCATTTGCATCCAAATCAAATGTCACCTCAATCTGCGGAGTTCCGCGCGGAGCCGGAGGAATGCCGTCCAGTTGAAATTTGCCAAGAATGTTGTTATCTTTGGTAAGCTGGCGCTCACCCTCAAACACTTGAATCAACACACCAGGCTGGTTATCCGCATAGGTTGAGAATGTTTGCCCCTTTTTGCACGGAATCGTGGAATTTCGCTCAATCAACTTGGTCATGACACCACCAGCAGTCTCAATTCCTAAAGACAGGGGCGCAACATCCAGCAACAAAATATCCTGCGTAATCTTCGACTGGTCTCCCGTCAAAATGGCCGCCTGAACTGCCGCGCCATACGCCACCGCCTCGTCCGGATTAATGGAACGATTGAGCTCCTTTCCATTGAAATACTCGGTTAGCAAACTGCACACTTTCGGAATGCGCGTTGAGCCACCAACCAGCACAATTTCGTCAACGCTGCTTTTGGACATTTTTGAATCTCTGAGAACGCGGTCAACGGGGTCAATAGTAGAACGAAACAAATCCATGCACAGCTCTTCAAATTTGGCTCGTGTAATCTTGGTCATAAAGTCGGTTCCATCAAACAACGAATCCACCTCAATTGTGGTTTCTGCAGACGCTGAAAGGGTTCGCTTGGCGCGCTCGCACGCAGTGCGCAATCTACGCAAAGCCCGGTTATTACCGGTCGGATCCTTCTTGGTCTTGCGCTTGAATTCTTGAACACACCAATTTACA